TGAATAATGCCCCTTCTGATCGGTATCGGGATATCGGCGGGCGCTTGGTGTATGTACCCCCTGTGGCTGCGTAATTTGAAAATTTAATATAAACTGGGCAAGCAGTTCTGAACCTTTTCAGGGTAGAAACACAAAACAAGAGAAAGCTTAATTAGGTCACTCAATTAGGCAGTAATTGGAATAATGGTTCTAATACTGGTACTTTCAATTGGAATGTGAATAATACCCCTTCTAATCGGAATCGGAATATCAGCAGGCACTTAGTAAATGCACAAAACAGCATTCTTGAAATACAGGGTGCTGTTCTATTTTATAAACCATGTGTGAAGCTGCTTGCCCTGCCTCTCGGCAAAACATAAAAAGAATGATTGGACTGTATTGGTAAATTTGAAAAGTTAATTTCAAATTGAAGATTCGGTCTGATTGTGCATACAAAGGAAGTTCAACACATATGAAACGACATATTCACCCACTTAATAACCCAAATTGCACCTTGTGGGAAGCAATATGTGATATGGAAAACCTTAAACTTGCACATCAAAATGCAAAGAAAGGTAAAGGGTGGTATGCAGAAGTAAAAATGGTTGATGAAAACCCTGAATACTATCTTAAATTGCTTCAAGAAATGCTGCTGAACCACACTTACAGAACTTCTAAATATACAACCTTCATCAAACAGGACAGCGGAAAAGAAAGAGTTATTTATAAGCTTCCTTACTTTCCTGACCGCATATGTCAATGGGCGATATTGCAGGTCATTGAACCTATACTGATAAGGAACTTCACTGATGATACCTATTCAGCTATTCCTGGCAGAGGTATTCACCAAGCATTTACAAGAATTAAGAAAGCTGTTCAGAATAATGTTCCAGGTACACAGTATTGCTTAAAGCTTGATGCAAAGAAATATTACCCTTCCAGTGACCACAACCTCCTGAAAGACAAATACAGGCGGTTGTTCAAGGACAATGACTTGCTTTGGTTACTGGATGAAATTATTGATTCAACACCAGGTGACAAAGGCATACCTATTGGAAATTACCTTTCACAGTACAGTGGAAACTATTATTTGTCATCCTTTGACCACTGGTTGAAAGAAGTGAAAGGTGTTAAGTATTATTATCGTTACATGGATGACATTGTTATACTGGCAAGTTCAAAAGAATACTTGCATCAGTTAAGAAAGGACATTGAAGAATATTTCAGAACGGAACTTAAACTGTCCATCAAAGAAAACTGGCAGGTGTTTCCCACTTTCAAAAGGGGCATTGATTTTGTTGGTTATAGAATCTTCTTGGGGTATTCACTATTGAGAAAATCCACATGTAAACAAATGAAAGCTAAAATGGTGAGAATCAGAAAGAAGGTGGAAAGCGGTCAAGAAATGAATTTTTCAGAATGGTGTTCAATCAATTCTTACAAGGGTTGGTTGATACATTGTGACAGTTACAGGTTGACAATGAAGTACATTGACCCTATTCAAAAATATGCGGATGAATACTATATCAAAAATATTAAAGGAAAGGTAGTGTGAACGAAATGATTGATTATGGAAGGCAAAGAAGCACAGTGAAACCTGAACCAATGGTCATTGATGAAAGCAGTGTTTGGGTACATTCAAACATCCAACCAGTAGAAGAAACGGTTGGTGAAGAAACATTCAGCGGTTGGGAATTCTATATGGTTCAATATACCAAAGATGAATATATCCGAATGTTGGACACTCAATTGACTGACACACAACTTGCACTGGTTGAAGTGTATGAACTGATTATACCTTAACAAGAAAGGAACGGTGAACCATTATGGCAAAAGTTTATGCAAACCTTATCAGGAAGGGTCTTAAAACCATTGATGATGTTCCTGAAAATCTAAAAGAAGCAGTTCAAGCAATATTGGATGCTGATTCAAATGCTTAAACTGCTTTTATTATTTTTATTCAAAAAGGATGTGAAGGACATGGCAGTTGTATACGCAACTTTGATTGTGAAAGGAAAAAAGACTTTTGCAGAAGTACC